ATCTCCAGATGGACTGATCTTCGCATCGGTTGATCCTGACCCGTCAGTGGTCCCAGTCAATTCTTCAAAATTGTCTGCATAAGCAGTTGTTCCTTCACCAACAGTGGCAATGTGTCTCCACGGACCAACTCCGGTTTCAAGTCTAGACAATGAAACTGTTGACATGTCTTTAGGCTTGATGATTCGTCTGTATATTTTTTTATATCTTCCAGTTGATCTATCGATTGATGCTGATGAATAGTTTGCTCTTGTATCGAACAACCTCTGTAATCGAATCGACGAGAATGAAGTTCCTTCATTAATTGTTGCAGTTGCAATCTCTGATGGTGGGCTTTCTTTTCCTGCGTACAGGAAGGTGTAGCAGTACTCGTATGTTGCGCCCGGTATTGCTGTTGCATCTACGAGACCAGTTGGTAGCTCTCCAACAGCTAGAAACGGTGCATAGTCGGGAGGCCTCAGGTTACTGTGCATCTCTTCAATGCTGACGAAAGGCTCGCCGGTATCAGCACGATCCAGGTACAGATACTCTTCTTTTCGTGCATCAAGAAACATGAATCGACCACGATTTGGCCCGGTCAATGTACTTGTGGTTGAGTCGGTAGAATAAGAGAGAGTTTCACTCTGCTTGATTCCGCGATCCATGATTCCCATGATTTCGATTGAATCTCTCGGCATGGGGTACGTGATGTACTTGATTGTCCAAGATGCGTGGTTTCCCTCAGGTACGGGAGAATCCACAACAAATGATCTGGCATCTCGATAATGCGTGATCAAGTATTCAATGTTGTCGATGACCAAAGTCTGCCCAACAATATCTGAAGGCAGGTTCTTAACACCAGCGCCAGTGGACGTAGAAAGCGTCACAAGGCGTCCGCCGTCAGAGATGATGGTATCGGCACTTCCTGCGGTAATGTCCTGCCTCAGAATGAATACATGGCGCTTTTGCATGAACAACCATTGGTACTGGCTGGAGATCTGCAAGTAGTGCCGGTTGATGACACGGCTCAACCGATCATCGTATTGCTTCAAGTCTGGGTTGTAGTCCAACGCAGAGTTGATTTCTTCGCGGATTTCTTTGAGATTCACGTTGGGCTCCAAAAAAAGAAAACGGCTGCTGGAGAAGTATACCCCAGCAGCCGAGAATGGACCGAGGTCCGGTAGCGAATAAGTCTTAGTAAAGACCCTGATCAATGATCATGACGGCGGCAACATTTGTGGTTGCTGAGTCATCAGACAGAGCAATTCCGCACATCTGGAAAGTTGCGGCTACAGCAAGGTCTGCACGACCAGCACTGCTGATAGGGCCACAAAGACCAAGACCAACGTCACAGTCTGCATGAACGTTTGCTGTGTCGAACTTGCCAGCAGTCTGGATGCGAACAAGAGCGCCAGTGGCCACAGTTTCAGTAGCGATTCCAAAAACACCACTGTTACCGTTTGTGCCCACAGCGGCAGCTTGCTTACAAGCGGTGCCAAGAACACCCTTTGTGGTGCTGTTGCTTACTGCTACCCAATCACCCGCAGTGATTGCTCCATCAGCATACAATTCAACGAACTTTTTAGGAAAATGATTGTCGCCATCGACGCCATCACGCTTGAAAATTGCCATTTTGTACTCCTACTCTCGATACAGTGGCTATGAAATAGGGTGGGGCTCGACATGAACCCCACCCAATCAGGATGACCTAGAAGGTTTCCAGGTCGAATGCAATACCGCTAGAACCAAGGTGCTTGGCGATCAGTTGACCACGGCACCGGAGCTTAGCAGCGCGAACGTCGTACTCACCCGACACAGTCTCGAAGTCCGAGAGGTCGAAGTAGCCCTTGGGATCCCAAAGGGTGTAGATGTCGTTCATGTTCAGGAAGTAGAAGCTGATTGGATCAGCAGTCGTACCCGAAGCACCACCAGCGTTGGGCATGTTGTACTCAACGTTGATTGGAATGCCTTGGAACATTTCTACCATGCGACCACCATCAATCTGAGACTGGTCGACGTAACGCTCGTGAGCCGAAAGGGCGCGCTTGAGGTTCTTGAATCCAGCGCGGGAAGCAAGAATCACGTTTGGAGCGCCAGATGGCGACACAGCGTTGATTTCGACAAGCAGGTCGTACAGACCAGCAAGGCCGTTAGCGTTGAAAGATCCAGCGCCATCAAAGCGTTGGTTCTGCCAACCGGTCTTGTCTTGGTAGTCACCCTTGTCAACACCACCAACAGCGTTGACTTGAGCACCAACGGCCAAGTCTTCAAGGAATCCTTGGTGGTCGCCAGTAGTAACGTCGATACCGTTGAGGGTATTCCAGTCTTCCCAGCCAGTTTGGTTGCCCTTGACGATTTGCTTGACGAACTCACGCTTGAGAGCGTTAGCGGTCATCATCACGCGGCTTTCGAGGATGGAGAGCACAGCAGCGTCACCTTGGTTGACCATCTCTTCTTCCGAGGAGATAGCGACAGGGCGAACAACGTGACCGAAGTCGTACTGAGCGGGCTTGAACACGTCTTCGACACTAAGGTCGATGCGCTCAAAACCAGTTTGCATACGAGTGGTCGAAGAGTGCTCACCGAAGCCCAGAGGGACTACGATTCGCGAACCACCGGCTTGAACTGGCTTGCCAGCACCGTGAATGCGTTCTTGAGCATCAAGGAAGGCGACAGACTCGTGAACGTTGTCACGAAAGTCCTTCATCAGGATGTGCATGGTGGTGGAAAGCAGTTCGTTTCCAATGGTCAGGGAAGTTGTGGCCATTTTAGGCTCCTATTAGCGGTTATTTGAAAAGGCTTTTGCAGCTT